TCTGCGCCCGGTGACTACCTCGCAGAGTTCGCGCTTCAACAGTCGATGGAAGGCAAGCTCGAACCGCGCATCGTCTCGCTCGTTCCGTTCGGCCGACCGACAGCGAAGCCGGCGGCGAACGCCAACGCATAACCCGTCATGGGCTATCGGTCGTTCGAAGCTGGCCCACTAGAACGGCCGTCTATATCCGGGCTAGAACCTGAGAGAGAAAGAGTATGAAGAAACTGATTGCAGCAGCAGCTACGGCGGTCGCGAGCGTGGGCGCGTTCGCGGCGGACGCGGGCATGCCGGCGATGGACGTTTCGGTCGTCGTGGATTCGATCAAGAGCATTGGCCCGAGTGTCGCGCTCGTCGGCGGTGCGGTGCTGGCGCTCGCGGCAGTGACGTATGGCTATCGCGTGATCAAGGGTTTCATCGGTCGCTGATCGCGGAGCACGACAAGCCCCCGGTATGCCTCGTTGCGCCGGGGGCTTTTTTCATGGAACGAATCGAATGAAACGTTTGCTGTGTGTCGCGCTGGTTGGCGTCGCTTCGGGCGCGCGCGCAGCGCAGGGAATCGATGTGATCGTGTGCGGTGCAGCGCCCGCTTCGGCCGCTGTCGGGGTGCAAGTGCCGTGCACGTTGTCGGATGGCTCGGCCGGCGTGCAGCAAGTCACGCATCTGACGCTCGTCAACGATGGGGTGACGGGTGACGTACCGGTTCCCGGCGGTATTGAGGCAGGTATGGCCGTTGGTAGCGCGGTGTTTCTGGTATTGGCGGTCGCGTTCGGCATGCGCGCGTTGCGGCGCTTCGTGGATTCGGCATCGGAGAGTTGATCATGCTTTGGTTCTGTATCGAGTTCGGAGTGGTGGTCGTGACCATCTATACGGCCGGATTGATTGTGCTGTCATGAGGCTTGCGCACCTTCTCATTGTGGCTTTGCTGGTTGTGTCGCTTGCGACGGCGGAGGCGGCTGCACCGGCTCCTGCTCCCGCTCCTGCGCCGGCACGGGTGCATTTCGACCCGGAGGGAAACATTGTGTTAGCGCCGGGAACGATCGCTAAACCTGCCGGCCCTCTTGATCGCGTGGTGGAGGCGACCGATGCAACGTCGCCGCTTGATCGCGTAGTGGTTGCTACCGAATCGCGTGGTTCGATGCAGTTGGCGGGCGTGATTGCGGCGACCGAAGCGAAGCGGGGGCACGACGCTTTAAGCGCGGTGACGGAAGCGACGATTGCGCATATCAACACGATTACCAGTGTGGGGGGCACGGTCGCGGGCGGGCTCGCTACAGCGACTTGTACGATTGGGAGCGGCTTTCTTGGCTTGGCCGCGTGTGCTGCAATAGGTGCGGTGGTCGGCACGACAGTACAGATTGCGCTAGACGGCTTGATTCGTTGGACGTTTTCAGCCAAGCCGTCGACGTCGGTGTCGCCGACGTTGGGGGCGACTGGCGGGAAGCTCGTGGCGGGACAGACTGCATGGGAAGTGAACGGCGCGCATTGTGGTGGATCTGGCTTGATCCATGGGGTGACACCCGAAGCCGCTATTCAGGCTTGCATGCAAGTGGCCTATTCGACGTTTTCGGATGGCTCTGCGGTTTCATTTACCAATATGGGTTGTAAGCCGGCCGATCAGTATGTGATGTATTACACGTGCGTGGTTAGGCGAACTGGGATAGGGCCGGCTCTTTATACTGACCGTAGTGTGTCGCGGTCGACGGCGAGTATTTCGTGTGACTCGGGGATGGAATTCGCTGGTAGGTGTGTGTCGTTGGGGCCGACGGGTGGCCGGTTGGGGGAGTTGCCCGTCGGTGACGCGGTTGCAGCGCTTCCGGCATCCGATCTTGCGAAGCCGGTGAACCCGGCTATCGTTGCTGCGCTGGCCAATGCGTTGTGGCAGCAGGCGAGCACTCAGCCGGGTTATCAAGGCGTGCCATACGATCCAACCTATCCGATCACGGCGGACGACGTGAGCGATTGGAATCGGCGGAATCCGCAGTGGGTTCCTAACGTGGGTGAATTCTCGTCCGTGAGTCCGGGTGGCGGATCGACAAGACTTCCGTTGCCGGGCGGTAGTCCGGGCACGGGTACGAGCCCCGGTACTGGCACGGAACCCGGCACGGGCACGAACCCCGGTACGGGCACGAACCCCGGCACGGGTACGAACCCCGGTACGGGTACGAACCCCGGTACGGGCACGAACCCCGGCACGGGCGCGAACCCCGGCACGGGTACGAACCCCGGCACGGGTACGAACCCCGGCACGGGTACGAACCCCGGCACCGGGACGAATCCGGGGGATGGTGGCGGCAAACCGCTACCGCCGCCCGATGTCTGCGCACTACATCCGGACGCGTCGGGATGCGCGCCGCTCGGCAGTGCGAACGATGTGCCGGTGGGGCACGATTCGAAGAGCGTTTCGCTGTCGCCTGTCTCGGTTGGGTTGCGGAATGGTGTGTGTCCGCCGCCGCGTCAAGTTACGGTGCTCGGAGCTGAGCTTTCTTTTAGCTATGAACCGATTTGCGATTTTGCGATCAAGCTGCGTCCGTTGATCTTGTTGGGATGCGCGCTGCTTGCCGGTCTGTTCTTCATCATGGGGTTGATGGCATGAGTTGGGCGAGCCTGCTAGTGTCGCTGGTCGGGCCGATCGTTACGCGCGTGCTCGTTGCGCTCGGCATCGGTCTTGTGACGATCACTGGAATCGATCTCGCGTTCGATCAGGTCGTTCAGTGGATGAGCGCGAGCGTGGGCGGGTTAAGCGCCGATATCGCGAATGTGCTGGCGCTCGGTGGCGTGGGCGATGGCATCGCGTATGTGCTCGGCGGGCTCTCGGCGCGCGTGTCGTTCTACATGCTCACGTCTACGACCAAGATGGTGTTCAGCAAATGATCACGTTGATTACAGGGGTTCCGGGGAGCGGTAAGACGCTGCATGCGGTCTGGTTACTGACGAAGATTGCGAAGGGGCGTCGCGTGCTGGTCGACGGCATTCGCGATCTGGCAATCGAGCACGTCGAGATTGACGAGTCTTGGTTACGACAGTGGCATGAAAAGGCGGAAGCGCAAGATTTGATCGTGGTCGATGAGGCGCAACGCATCTATCCGCCGACGACGGTAAGCCAAAAGCCGACGCCGGACGTGGAGCAACTGCACGTGCATCGTCACAAGGGCGTCGACTTCATCCTTATCACGCAGCATCCGCAGCGAATCAGTAAGACGGTGCGCGATCTGGTCGGGCGGCATATTCACGTGCGCAATCTGTTTGGGCTCAAGCGCGCGATGCTCTACGAGTGGGATCATTGCCACAATCCGAGCAGCCTGAAAGACGCGGTGAAACGGCAATGGCGATATCCGCGTGAGGTGTTCAAGCTCTACACGAGCGCTGAAGTCCATACGAAAAAGCAGGCGGTCATTCCCAAAGCGCTGTTCGTCGTGCCGATCGCGTTGGTGCTGTTCATCGTGCTCGCCGTGAAGATTTTCCATAGCGCGCGCGTTGGCTTCGGCATTACGCCCGGAATGGAGGCTGCCGCGCCAGTCGCGGCGACAGCGTCGCCGTCGCGGTCTTCGTCGTTGCATCAGTCGGCCGGCGCTGCGGCACAGTCGCCAGATTGGCGCGTTGCGGGGCGTTACGCGGTCGGCGGTACGGGCTACGTCGTGTTGGCTGCGCCGGACAGCCGGTTGCGTGTTGTATCAAGCGCGGACTTTCGTGGCGAGGGTGTGCGGCTGACCGGTGACGTCGACGGAAAGATGGTGAGCGGGTGGACGGGCGCACGAGCCGGGAAAACAGAACAAGGCGAGAGGGCGAGATGATGCGATTGTGGGCGCTTGTGGGGGGTGTGGTGCTGCACGCGGGTGTCGCTGCCGGAGCGGTGCCTCCGTTACCGACGCTGCCGGCCGATCCGGGTTTGGTGACTGTGGCGGCGCCGGCGTCATCGGCCGCTCCGGTTATCACGCCGTTGAAGCATGTCCGCGGCACAGCGTTTGATTTGCGATTCGTGACGGTCGCGCAAGTGGTGGACTTGATCTATCAGGATGCGATGCGCACACCCTATGTGCTCGGGCCAGACGTGCTTAACGATATGCGCTTGGTGTCGTTTCGCTTGGACGATCAAACCCGCGATGTGCGTGCGGTCATGGTCGATTTTCTCGATTCGCTCGGCTTCCGCGTGACGACCAAGAACGGCGTCGATTACGTCGCGAGAAAGGCTGCTGACAGTCGGGCGCGAGTC